TCAATTGGTGGTGCTGGAGCAGTCATTTTTCTTGGTGGACTAGGTAATCTGATCATCTTAGACCATCCTTTCTAGCGTTAACTCTGAAATCTCCTAACAACCATTGATCTAATGTTCCATTGCTAAAGAATTTTATTGCCATCTGCCTTCCTTTAGCTCTAGTACTAATTTTTTGTGTTTCAGAAGTAACAGTAAAATCACCCTTTACAGTCTCTGGAGCATTTGGATATTTTCTAGTTTTTAATTGTAGATACAAATTAGTGTCGCTATTCATTGTAGCATCTGGAATCACTCTATCTACAATAGTTAAATTTTCACCAACATTGTCTAATTCGAAGTCACCAGACTCTATGTGTGCATTCATTGCACTACCATTGTCACTTGTTCCAGTTTCATGGTCATATAATTTTCCATCTGCATCAAAAGCAAAAGGAACTTGTCTAAATCCTTTAGCATCATGCCAAACATTTCTATCTAGCGTTCCTATAGTCCAAGCTCCATCAGCATAATTAAATGTAACATAACTGTCTGGCTCTGGATCACTTACTGCAACATTATCTTCACTTACATAAAACCAAGTAACTTCATTGTATTTTTTGTTATGTCCAGCGTATATCTTATCAAAATATCTTGTCTGCATTCTATCAAATACAAAATATTGAACTGAACAAGGTAACTCTTGCACTGCTCCATTGTAAATAAAGAAATTGCTTTTACCTATCCAATACACATCACCATCAACATTAGCAGAGCCATGCAATGCTACTGCTCCACAATTTACTGCTAACAATCTAAATGAGAATGTAAAGGGCGGACCAACAAAGGTCATGCCATATACTGCTTCATCAGTCTGTATAAACATTTCATCTTTTGTTGGGATCATGCATATTATTTTTTCTCCCACTTCAAGTCTTTGGTCGCCTGCAGTATTAGTTGAAGTTGGTGTAAATACTGCAAAATCTTCTTGATTAGAAAATCTAACTAGCATGGGATCAATGCCACCACCACTTAAAGGTATAGCTCCACCTACTATTAAATGTCTATCTGGAAAGGATACTGCAATTGTTCTTATTTGAGTAGGAATACCACTAGCACCACCTAAACTAGAAGCCAACACTGCTCTTGCACTGTTTCCAGCAGAGGTATCCCAATAGTATAATTGACCCCCTCTGTTATTTATGAGTACATCATCACCCCATAATTGAAGTGACCAATTCGTTGCCTCTGTGTTAATTGTACTTAAAGATGCATCTCTAGGATCATTCCAACCTTCTGCACCCCATGCACCAACACCCCAGCCAAGTGCTGGATCAGAGCTTTGAAACCCCACTCCATCAGAGTTGCCAATCAAATATTGTATATCTATTGCAGTACCACCGCCAGTTGCTCCAGAGCTTGCCTGGCTGCCTGCAATAAATGTGTAAGAATTATCATTGACTTTTGTTATTTGGTATCCTTCTAATCTATTTATTGTATCAGCACTTATGCCTCCAACTGCAGTAGCTTGTTTTATAACTATAAAATCACCAGTTTGAGCACCATGACCAGTATCTGTTACAGTTACAACTGAACTACTACCTGTTGTCACCAAAGGATTAGTTAAATTTTCTGAGGTTTTTCTAAGAGGTGTAATGTCATTAAATACATCGTTACTTATTACATATAAATGGTTATGTGTGCCTACAATAATTCTATCAAAGTTATCTGAAATTGAACGCCATGCTACTAAATGTTTTGGCTTTCCAGTTACAGTCGCAGAGGTTGTTTGATCTGCAACAAAAGAATACTCATCTTCTATCCAACCACCTATTTTTTCTGGAAAACCATTTCTAAATCTTACTAGATTGCCATCTGTATAAAATCCAGCTTGACCAGAAGCATATTCTGTAATGTCTTTTACTATCCCAGCTTTAAATTTTAATGGCACTAAAGGCATTAGGCTACATTCCTCATTCTTTCACACAGTCTTTCTGCTCTATTTGGAACTTGTTTTGCCCATTTGGAGTCTTCCATTTGAATGCCAGCCTCAATCCAATTAGCATCCATTACTGCGGCGTGCATTTTGGAAAATTGACTTAGTCTTGGGCGGCCCAGATTAAACATCATATTTGCTATGATTAATTGTGCTTCTTCTGGTAGTATATAAAAATCATCATAAAGTATTGTGCAATCATCTATAACTTTTTCAATATCTTCTGCAAAACATTCATCAACTCTTTCTTTTGACACTTCAGTTCCAACTTCCATATCATTTTCTGGATCTTTTGCTCTGCACAGATGACCAATTCCAAACGTCTTATAACCCAGATGGTCTAAGTATATTTCGTACTTTACTCCTTCGTCAGCAATCAATTCATCTTTTAATGTATCAATGTTCATCTATCTTCCTTGTCTTTTTTTCACACATTTTACATGGCGATGGTAGAAATAATTACCAATCTTATTAAAAAATTTAGCTAAACTCAACCAAAACCACATCATTTTTTCATATTCTCTCTAGCTACGCCTTTACTTTTTTCAAAACTCCTCATCCCACCAAGTCCCAGAAGGGATAGCGTTAAAGCCATAAGCTCACTTGTGTTAAGCTCTGGAAGCAATACATCAGGCAGCCAGACTGCAGTTACCCATTCAGCTATAGGCATTATAAAAAATTGTGTAAGCAATCCTAAAGCACATATCCACATAATCGCTGGGCGTGCTCCTGCAACAAACAAACTAGGATGTTTTGCTTGTTCTGTATTAGCTTCTATCTGACCTTTTGCCAGCTCTTGAGCGTGTCTAGAGGCTAACGTAGCTAAATCGTGAGCCAATTGATTTTTTTGGTCTTTATCCTCAATGAATTTGCCAACTAAATTACTGACTGGCCCGATTAATGCTTGTAACACTCTATTCTCCTCAAAAGTAATTAATATTTATATTCATTCTAACTTTATCGTTTGTGCAAGTTGATGAAGCATGATCTTTACTAGGATCAAATAATAATAGTCTATTTTCTACACTTGCTATTTTTGTTCCATCGTCTAAAACAGTGTAACCATCACAAGTATTTATACTAAATACTGCACCTTTATGCTCATATGGAAAGTCAGTATGAGCTTCATGCTCTATTAATTTTGGTGTGCTTGGATATAAATTTGCTTTAGCTCTTATAAGTGCCTTCATGTTTAATCTGTTAATTAAAGGTACTATAAGGTTTAAGCTCTGTGACTGTGCAAGTTCATAATAAAATATATGAGCGAAATAATAATTCGAGTTATGATTAATTTTATCGTTTGATGTTGCTACACTGCTATAATAAAACCAAGACAAATGTGGGTTTAACTCTGATTTTAGTTGGTCAAAATCTTTTTTTGGTAAAAAATTTTCTATCACCTCATATTGTGCCATATATATTTCCCTTATTTATGACCCACATCTTGGGCATGGTGATTTTTTTTCAAATTTATTATCTATCCATACCTTACCATAGTACAGAACAAATAACCATGCAGTAAATAATACGCCTTCCATATAACTAAGATCATTCCAAGCATCTAGTATCATATTTTCCATTTTAATCTACCCTCAGACAATTGTTGACATTTGTATTTTGTTGGTTTCCATAGTGGGTAATATAGGTGAACTTGTCTGCTTATTTGTAATGCTCTTTGTTTACAAGCAAATTCTGTTTCATACGGGCCAGTTTGGTCTTCTAAAATTTGACAATTATTTGGCAAACCTATTACACATATAGTTACCAACGCTTTAAACATCATTTTTTACTCATAAAAGCAGAAGCACCCATATATGCACCTACAATTCCTGCACCAGAAATATAAAACAAATTACTTATATCAGCTAATGCTTTTAATCTTTCTATATCTACGAAAAACATAGCAACAGTAAATAAACCCATTGCTATTAATGTCGCTCTTGCGATTCTTAATTGTGCTAATTGTTTTCTTAAAAGTTGCTCTGTTTCTTTAATAGACGTAGCTATTGATAGTTCTTCATCTGTAACAACGCCATCACTATTAATATCGTATTTATTATATTTACTATTTTTTTCTAAGCCTTTTTTCATAAATACACCAATCTATTAAATATATTTTATGATTTAGGATATTTGTCCTTAACTGCTTTAATTGTAGTTTTCCAACCATCAATACCATTGTGATAAATATCATCTAATTGCTCAGACATACTTGGATATTCAGCACTTCTTTTATCTGCATATGTTAAGTTTGCAATTCTAGTAGCTTCTGCTTGTGCTTCAGCATCTGATATAGCTTTTTGTTTAGTTGCAAATTTTGTTTCAAATCCATAAGAAGAAATATCAGATATATCTAAATTCTTTTTTCCATCATTATACTCAATTTCGCCTGATGAACCATCCCATTGAATTGCATGAACATTGTCAGGTATATCAGTTCTAAAAGTAGATGATTCTATCATCACACCATCTATATAAAGTTGTGCTTTCCCATCTTGTTCTGAATCTCTTATATAAGTTATTTTTGCCATTTTTATCTCCTTTAGGCTTTGTAATACCAACCAGTGGCAATGTATTTATTATGTGTATAGACTGAATTTCCTCTATGAGTATGAGTAAATGAAGCTGGAAAAAAACAAACACTTCCTTTTTTTGGTTGTACTTTTATGCCATATTCAAAAAACTCTGTCTCGCCTTCACCTTTTGGTATATCGTTTAAGTATATTGTCCATGTCAAGATTCTAGTAGATGCTTCACCAAAATTATGTTCAGTATGCCAAGCATGAAAGCCACCTTTTGGTGGAGTTCTCTGCACTTTAATTCTAGTGCTATAATACTGCAACATATCTAATGATGGATACTCAGCACAATATTTTCTTAAACCTTCATCTAATATTTTGTTTGTTTCTTGTTGTAGTTCTTGTGTGTTATTTCTTTCGTCATCAAAATATAAAGCAAAATCTTTTCTGTGTTTTGCTCCATTATTAGCAACAGAGCCATCAGAACCATGTTCTCGTAATGATGAATCTGCATATATTTTTTCCCAAGCTTCAATCATTCTATCGCAGTAATCATCAGACGCTAAATTTTCATAGCTAGAGATAAACGTAGTGTTTTTTACTCTTGTCATGTCATTCATTGTTTAATTATTCCTTTGTTTTTAACCTCTATGATTTTTGACAATTCTAAAAGACTTTGGTTGGAATCATTAGCCTTAACCATTTCATTTCTAAATGATTCTATAGCGGCCCCTGCCTGTCTTGATTGCATAGCATTTTCAACAAGAAGCATTGGTAACCAAGCGATGGAACATGCATATTCATCAACTTCTTTGCCATCATTAGGATTAGTTCCCTTCATCTGTACAAACCATGCACATTTAAATTGTTTGCACTTTTTAAAGTTATTTAGTGGACAGTTTTCTTCAACCTTTAACTGCATATTAATCCTTATTGGCTATAATAAAATCCACATATTGCACATTAATAGTACTTGCAACTGCTAAGTTTCCAGAAGTAACATTACCAGTTAATGCTGGATCACCAGTCATACTTCCACTCAAGTTATGACTATGATTGTGAGCTGAACCACTTCCAGAAGCATTAGTGTTTGCATTCCCAGAAAGTGAATTAATAGGGTTTTGCCAACCAGCATTTTTAGTTGGATTGGCAGATAGACTGTTATTTCCTTGTACAAAATTAAAACTATGTGAGTGAGATGCCAATTGAGCAGTTGAAAGACTGGTATTAGATATATTTCCACTCATACTAACTGCTAAATTTCCTGCTCCTACTGCAAGGTTACTTCCTGGATTACCACTAACAGAGCCAGCTGGAGTTGCCATAGCAGTACTAAATGCCACACTACCACCAGTTCCTACTGTTCCAGATGTCAACCTTAGTGCTTTATCATTATGAGTTGTTGATTTTGTCCAACCAGTTGGTGCCGCGGTTTGTTGAAATAACATTGAAGTACCAGAAGGGAAAGGCTCTGCATTGTCTACTGCAGTTTTTACGAATGCAGTTGTTGCAAGTTGTGTTGTGTTTGTTCCTGCACCAGCAGTTGTAGATGTTGGAGTTCCCGATAAAGATAAATTTGCAAAGGCATCAACAACCGCCGCTCCACTGCCTGCACCATCTAAATAAACTGCTT